AAGGATCAGCTTTCACATCTTCGGTTTGGTTACTATCTACTATATTCTGTGCTGAATTTTCCACATCATATAATCTCATTTTTGATCTATCAACACCGACAATAAAAGATTTATTCATTGTAGGATCATTGTATCTATTTTTCAACTGTTTAACTTTCATTTGCCCTAAAGCTTCTAATTCTTCATTAGACATCAGAGCAAACATAAAGTCGGCAGTCGCAGGCAAACCAAAACTTTCAGACGTATCTTCTAAACCAATATCAGTTGATACGAAACCAGTTCTGGTTGTTTGTGTAGCAGTAAAGATCGGTACATTATGTTCAACCGCAAGACCTCTAAGTTCTTCAGCAATTGCTTTAATGTAAAAGTAAGATGATATATTACCACCTTTAAATCTACTACTAGCACAAATATTTAAATAATCAATAAACAATACATCTGGTTTAAAACTTTTCTTTAATGCGAGTTCATTGATTAAACTTCTAAAATGACCACTATGAGCAGAAGCGGTCGGATATTCTTTGATAATTAATTTACCAGCAGTTTTGCCTTGTAACTTGTTCATCTTATTATCATAAAGTTCTTTTGGCATAGCGTGTAAATCATCTATAGTTACATCCATTAGATTAGCGTCAATTCTTTCGGCAATTCGTTCCTCAGCCATTTCTAAAGTGATATACAATACATTTAAACCTTGTAGTAAAAAAGATGAAGCAACGTGACACATAAACAAAGACTTACCTACACCAGTACCAGCAAGTGCCACATTTAAAGTTTTACTTGGTATACCACCTTTAGTAATCTTGTTAAAATAATTTAAGTCAAATTTGTATCGTTTTTCTTTTGTATGATACCAGTCAAATCTATTTTCAGCATCAACAATATAATCGTGCCCTATATTTTTATCAAATGAAACGGCAAGTGCCTCAGATAATATATGTGGGATTGCCTCTGGCGTTCTTTTTTGATCTTTGCCATCTAAGATTTTAATACCTTCTAATACAGCATTATGAACGGCTCTATCTTTACAAAACTTTTCTGTAGTATCTGATAACCATTGATTGTCAACTTGATCTAATATAAGTGAATTGAGTAAATCTTTAACACCTTTTAATTCTTCATCATTAATATCTTTTCTTTGACCAAGTTCAATTAACAATGTTTCTTTTGTAGGTAAGTTTTTATATTTACTTACAAAACTTTCTATTTCGCTAAATAAAATTCTTTCTTCTCTTTTAGCAAAATAAAATGCTTTTAGAAAAGGTAAAACTTTTCTGGTATAATCTTCGTTGTATATAAGATTAGTAAGTATTGTAAGTTCTATTCTATCACTTGTTGTCAAAGAGCGTTCCATCCTTTAATTGTTGATCTACGAGTTCCACTAATATATCACCTATGTAATTTTTAAATTCCTGACTATCTACATCTTTAGAATTAGGATTTAAAAAAACATCATAAGTAAATTGTAGTGGTACTTGTCCATTATTATTTACTTCTTCAAATTTAACATTATTATATTTGTAAATAATGTCTTCATATTCACCTTCCAATAACTTAACACAAGAATAATCATCACCTTTCTTTTGAACAAAGGCGTATCTTTTATTCTCCTGTTTCGTCTGATCCGTAACTGAATTTTCTTTTTGCGACTTCATCTATCTTGTCTAATACTTCTTTTGTAAAATATTTTTCAGGTTCATCATTAATGTTTTTACCAAATACTTTTGAACCATCAGGCATTTCATATCTTGTAGATACTTTCTTAAAGATACCTGCTTCTTCAGCAAGTTCAATTAGACCGTAATACTTATCAAGTCCTTGTTTGTATGTTAGTTTGACATCTATTTGAGCATTTTCTTTTGTTAAACGTGATTTATAATTTTTACAATGTATAATATTACCAACAACTTCAGTGCCGTCTTTTTCTTTTCTTTTACCAAGATAAACGATTGATGAAGCGGCGTACTTCAAACCTGAACCGCCACCCATTTCTTTTTGAGGAAACATTGAACCAATAACATCATACGTATGATTAGTCATTATCATTGGTATATTTGCCTTTCCAAGTTTCAATGTTAAAACTCTAAATGTTGATTTGACTATTTGTGATCTAGTCATATCTCTTGTTTCTTTACCAGCAGCAGTATCTTCCATTTCTTTTGTAGTCGATAACATACCTAAACTATCTAATACAAACATTAAAGGTTTTCTACTTGCCTCTGGTTGTTCTAAGTATTTGTCAATTATTTTAATTGATTGACTTCTAAATTCTTGTACTGTGGCAACAGGAACAATAACCATTCTAGTAGAATCAACACCTCTACTTTCAATCATTTCTTTTGAGATAGCACTTTCTGATTCAAAGTATATCACACCTGCGTCTGGATTCATATCTAAAAAGTTTTTACATATGCCTAAGGCAAAAAATGTTTTACCTGTAGCGGCTTCACCAGCAATTGCCGTAATTTTATTACCTGGCATACCACCGTAGATACTGCCTGATAACAAAGCATTAAATGAATATGAACCTGTGTCTATAAAACTTGTTACATCAGCGCTATCAACGCCGTCTGCTACAATTGTAGCGTATTCATTTCCTGTTTCTTTAATTATGTCCTTTAGAAAGTTGCTCATATTCTAGTTTCTCCTTTTCACTATAACTTATTGTATACCACTTTATTCCTTCATTATATAGGAATTCTTTAATTTTGTCAAGTTCCGATGGCGGAAAATGATGTGTCATATATTCTTTACTTTTATTTTTGTATATTGTAATCATCATTTATACTATCATTTAATTCATCTATGTAATCATCCCATTTTTCTTTGGCTGCCACTACAACTTTTTTACCTTTTTTATTAGGTATTTGTGGTGGTAATTTAGGATCAGATTCCCACTCAAAACGTAAGTTATCGTCTAATGGTATCCAACTTTTAGGTGGATCATCATAGTCATCTGATCTTACTTTGTTCCACATTATATTAAATATTTCGTCTTCATTTAAAGCACCATATTCACCCATAATAATACGACCTTCAAAATCTTTTGCCATATGTTGACAACGTTCTCTATTGTATTGTATCTTACGTTGATAATCATAATACTCTTTTAAATTAGTATATTCTTCTTTTGATATTAAAGGCATAGACATATTTAGTTAACCAAAAAAGTTTTCTAATGTTGCTTTACGACTATGTTTAAATAAGTCAAAATCTTTAGGACCAAAACACCATACATTTTCTATAAAGGTAGAAGTTTCAAATTTTCTTTTTTCTTCTTCACTTTCAAATAATTTATCTGACTTAGGTCTTTGTCGTATCTTCATACCGATTTGACCAATAAATTTATCTTTGTGTTGATCGACTAATTCATCACCTGAATAATATCTTTTGTTTTTAATTTTAGGATCCATAATATTAATAAACATAAACTTAGATTTACTCATTGTATTTTTAGCAACAGGTAAATAAAAGTCATCACGCCATTTATTATATTCATTAAATTTAGACCAACTTTGATCTTCTTCGTGTTCTCCACCTGCGTTGTATTTTTCTGTACTGAAATATGGTGGACTTGTAAAGGCACAATCAATACTAGGTATTTTATCATAATGTATATTTTCAGCACCACTTCTAAATAACATTACATTTTTTACACCCATATTTACAAACATATCATCTGTGTCTTTTAATGGTTGTATTTTATCATTACCTAAAATTTTTTCGTATTCTAATACTTGATTTTTATATCTTAAAAATGTATTTGGGTTGGGATCACAACCGACATAAGTTTTAGCACTAGAAGTATAAAAGCCACACAATCTGTCACCCCAACCGCAACTTGTATCTAACACTGTTTTTGCCTCGGTCATTTCATAGATAGCTTTAGCAACAACAGGTTTAAATTGAGTAGCAATATATGTACCCAATCTGATAACTTCAATATAACTATTAGGAGATAAGTCTTTACTACTGTTTACACCTCGCCATAAACCACCAAGTGTTCGCCATATATCTTTTGCTGTACCTTGTTCCCAAGTTTGTCTTGGTGATTTTAACTGCCAAGTACCACAATCTAATCGTATGTCTTGGTGAAAATAATTTGAAGCATCATTAAATTGTGCTGAACCTTCAATCAATCCTAAACCATATTTGTCATAAGAGTATTTGTAATCATCATACTTTTCAAATACAGGTGATTCATTTTGTTCTTGTGGTGTAAGTATTTTTGAAGTATCAAAATTTTTTAAATCAAAAAAAGTTTCTCTCATTTTTTCATAAGGTATAGACCTTAATGGAAACTTTGGTTTTTCTTTGGCAATATATTCAGATATTGTTTCTCTAAATTCTTCTTTGCCGTAAGTATCAGTTAATCTTTTAAATTGTATTGAATCACAAACAGGCAAACCAGTGTCGTCAGCAAAGTTTTTTAATTCATTATATAATTCACTATTCATTATTCCATTTCCATAATATAAAAGTTATAAAAAGATATATTATTATAACATATCCTATTGAAAAAATCAAGTCTAAAATCAAAATTTACCTACTTCATTACCCCAACTATCCCAATTATCACGTTTTGTACGAGCAAATAGCTCAATATATGGACCTTCTAACAGATTCTCTATACGGTTGTATATCTCATCTGGTTTTCTGGAGTGTTCTCTAC